TATTAAACAATGGAGTCATTGTATAGTAATGGTGAAAGTCTAGGGACTCTGTGCTCCCACAAATTTCACATTGAGAGCCTTTTTCGTACTTAGATTTTGCCCGGTCTCTGACGTATTTAATCGGATCACGCAGTAAGCTTGCTCCAGACATTTTTTCTCCTTTTAATTTCTGTAATTATATTATTTTGAGGGTTCAAAGTCAAGCTGCAAATTGCACTTGGTATGAAATTACTTTATTAAATAAATGTCGCACCATCTATGACTTGAGTTACACTCTGGATCATTTCTGTATTACCGACTTTTTTCGCAACGCCTTGATTATCTGTAAGATATGCCTCTGCGAACTGTCCATTCTCTACATAATAAAAGCTATCTGGTTCGAGAACTCCGGGTAATACTGTGACTTTAAAAAATTTTACTGCTGCCATCTCACCACCCTATTAGATTCCATTCGTAAGCTGCTCCTGTTGTTACTGTGAAAATTGCAGTAGGAATTACTTCTCCTGGTCCTCTAGCTGGCGCTCTCTGATCTTCTGACTCTATCTCTCGTGTTTCGGGATGCAACCATACTACGGACGCGGGAGCTTGATAAAACTTCCAGTCTATAGAGGCTTCCGGCTCTAATTGAGATAAGAATGTGATCATATCACGCTCTCTTTGATTGTTATTTTCTTGGGAGTTCCCTTAAAGGTCTGCCCAGCAATTACGTATTCATAATTTACGTAGTAAATTCCAGGAGCCAGTGTATTATTTACTAGTTTAAATAAGTATCCCTGAGTTACCTCAGGACTAGTATAATCCTCTACTGTTAGAGTCGCGGCTACTGGAGCGGACTCAGCTGGAACTTCTCCTCGTTTGGATAGTTTCATTACTACTGCTAAATTTGAAATTAGATTTTTTGTGCCAGTCACTGAAGCTGGTATAAGTATGCTTTCGCCCTGCATATAAACGTACATATTAGAATCCTCCGGCACTCGTTTTATAACTATAGAGTGCGTATCTTAGGGCGTCCGCCATGTGGCTAGCCTCATTGTGTTTTGGCTTTTCCTTTTGTAGATTCTGGTTATCGTCCCACTGGTACTGATCTAAAGCGTGTAACACGTGGGTTAGTGATGAGTCTACGAATACTCTGTCGGTATCTATTAGTGAAGCAACATATCCAATACCGTCTAGAACGGATTTCTTTGCGTTTGTCGTTGGAATGTCATATTCTTGTGCGAAATCGAAGCGTTGCTGCTGGTTTGCGGAGTCAATATAAATATAATCTATAGCCCACTTGTCCATTAGCTTCTTAATTTCCTCGGCGTGTCCCGAAGTTACACGCTCACTGTCTCTATATTCATCTAGTAGGAAGAATTTCTCGTGATCCCACGAATATGCGGCTACAACCATCGCTGTAGGGTCTCTGAAACCGAGGTCGAGTCCTGCGAAAACGTCGCATTTTCTTAAATCGAGATCCTCTGGAATATTGCCTATACAATGTTGCTTTAGATTCCAGATTTTTCCTTCGAAAATCGAGAAGTCGGCCTCGTACTCCTGACGGAATTCGGCTTCGCTCATGGAGCGACGGGCTTCTTCTACGTCATCAGCAGTCATTCTAGGGTTATCTTTCCAAGTAGCCTTTACTGAGAACCACTCTGGGAAGTCATCTCTGAATCCACGGTCGAATAATTTAGAGAACCAGTTATTCTTGCCACGAGGTGTAGAAATAAACAGTGCTTTCGAGTTAGGCTTGTCTAGTGTAGGACGAAGAGCAACGTTAAATGCCTCCATTCCGTCTGTTAGCGCAGCCTCGTCGAAGATAATTAGATCGTAAGAACGTCCAACGCAGCTATCAACCTGATTCACCGAACCGATTCTTATGGTCGATCCGTTTGATAATTCTATAACCTTATCTTTGGCATTATCTTTCGTTACTTCTAGTCCGAATTTCTTTATCAAAGCTCTTTGTAAATCAAACGAGATCTGAGATAACGAATAGTTTGGCGCCATAATAAGAACATTGGAGCCAGGTACTAAAGATACTACCTGGCCCACAACGTTTGCAATATAGGTTTTTCCTTGACGACGAGATAGAGCAGCACATCCAAAACGATACTTTGGATTGTTTATACCATTTACTAGAGCTATCTGAGAGGGTAGAGGATCAACCTCTAGTTCTTTCAAATAATTAGCGATGGGCACCCTCATGAAAGCATTTGGGTACTGTACAATTACATCTGTTGGAATATCTGCTCTACTTACTATCATGTCAATTCAAAGTGAGGCCCATCAATGAAAGGTCTCTTTCCCTCTTTTCTCCTAGCGTCCACATAATGATTCATAGCAGTTTCCATAGTTCCATTCCACTTTGTAATATCTGGAACATTCCAAGCCGCGCCCCATTTTAATGGCACTCCTAATTCTTTCGCTGCTTTCGCCATAGCGTCAGCAATATTATCATATAGATTTAGTTCCCAGCTAACCTTACCGTCTACATAAGCGACTAGATCGACTGCCTTACCTTCTATATGTTTGCTTTTCATTGTCTGAGATTTGCCGGCTGCTACATACTTCTTTTGTGTTTCTACGGTACGAAGACCTTCAGTAACACCAAAATCTACAGTAGTTAACTCGATCGCTCTCTCAACAACTTTAACTAGCTTGGGATCAACTCCCTTTAATCTATTTAAAGAAGTCTGACTAAGTTTAAACATTATTCATTTACTCCTTCATCCGTTATGGATACGCCATCTTTTCCGGCCGAGATTCTTCTTTTCACAAGCTGGGCTATATACCCACACATGATACTAAAAATTTGTACGTGTGCTGCCATTGCGAGCCAAAAAACGAATCCAGGATTTGAACTTACCATTATTAGACCAGCGATTGCGTAAGCGGTAAATACTAGTGAACCGCCGAACATCATCCAGAGAGCTATGTTCTTTCTTTCATTTGTCTCTAGATGAAGCCATTTCATTAGTCGTCTCCTAGTAGGGGATCAAATAGAAAGTCTTCAACAGGAGCTTCTTCTTCTTCAACTAGAACTGGAGCTTCGGCATCTGCAGGGATCTTATAGAGTAGAACACCGTTCTCGTCAAATCCCATTTTCTGATTGCGTTTAATATATTCAGTAACCATTATTTAAGTATCCTGTAACACGTTTTGCAATGGCCGCCGTTTTATTTACAGCAATCTCATCATCTGTGTTATCTTGTGAAAATCCAACGGTGATTTTACCGATTGGATAGTTCAGTAAGTTTGTGAGTGGGCACTCTACTATCTTTTTGAGTTCGTATGCCATAAAGTATTTTCTAGTTGAAGCGTCCACTGGTGCAGTAAGAACAATGCAACGTGGCTTGTCTATCTCTGTCCAGATTCTTCTCAGGCTAGTATTCATTGTAGATACGGTCTCGGATCCAAAGTCATCATAACTCTCAGTGTAATAAGTTGCCGAAGATTCAGTGAACGGTATTCCAGTTAGATCGTGTCTTCCGTTGTGAAATTGTTTTATCACAACGCTATGAGCGCCCAGAGAAACTCTGAGCTGTTCGAGACTTGCATTTACTAACTTTGAGCTTTCTAATTGCTCGCGAAATCTAAGGGCTTCTTCGTCGGGAGTTACGACTAATTTTTCTATACGGCTGTAGCTTTGTACGCTTACGTAAGCGATTGCAATAATGCAAATCGAGGCTAATGTGGCTACAGGCTTTAAAGATAGTGAGCGAACTAATTGCCTAAAGGCGTCACTTAGTTCCTTTATCATTACTAAGGAGTTTCTCCATCAACTGTCCGTAGTTTCCTTGCCCAAAGTTAGCGATATTGACTGTGGGGCCAGAATTGTCATTCTTGAGTTCGTCCATACGCATTTTATGCGCGAACTGTAGAAGCTCAAGAAGGTCTTTAGAAGTATATATGCCGGATTCTTCGGCTTCTTCTAGCTTGGAGTCAATCATACGATCTAGTACGGCACCGAGCTTATTACGGTTTCTGTACCCGCGATCTAGATATACGCCGGTTATATAATCTTTTACATCTTTGCGCTCTAAAAACTGCACTACCTGATATTCTGGTATGCCTAATTGCTCCGCGGTATCTTTCGCAGAGCCATAAGTTAAATAAGCGTTAGCAATGTCTAGACATTCTGGAGTAAGTGCAATTTGAGTCATAATTCGGATTATACCATTGAGGGGATTCACCGTCAAGCTATTTTTAGGCTAAGTGACGGTGGCTCCTTAATTAATTTTGTTCTTCAGGAATTGAGAGTTGAGCCCAAGGCAATGGTGGGTTTACCACTGTTGGATTTCTCTGCTTTTCAATTTGTTGCTCTACATTTGCTTCATAGGCTTCTACTTGTTCTTCACCTAGAGCTTCGTGTACCCAACCAAGAACTTGCTCTTTTGTAAGATCTTCGTAAGGTGTAAATGTAGCACCCTCAGTAAGAGGTATATTTGTTGAACCATATGTGTATCCACCATAGGTACCATCTGTGGCTTGAAGATTCCAGTGTACATTAAACACAATATCTGGCTGTCCTTCATATTGAGGATAGCAGTCCATCTGAACTACTCCCCATGTATTAGTAATTGTTGTCATATTTATATCCTTTAAACCTTAGCTAATCTTCTATTACGCGAATCCGTCGTTAGTAAGTTCGACTGTCCAATAACGAGTATTATTACCAGAAGTGGCGCTAACGGTCCACGTACTTGATCGAATAAAGTTTGTTCCATTCGATAAACTAAACGTGAGCGAAGTAGCTGTTTGTGATCCTGTAGTGGGCGTACCAAAAGCACCTGAACGAGTGTATGACCATGATGCAGATGCACTACAGGTGATAGTCACAGTTGCTGTATCATTACCATTTGCATATCCAGATAAAGCAACCGGACTACCTGCACTAGTACCTCCATCAGGACTAAATGTTCCTCCTGCGGATTTGCCTCTTAGGTCGTTCATAGAAATCGCACCGGAGGAGACTCCTGCCAACGCACGCACAGCTGAATCATTTAAAGTTATTGTAGCTGTAGAACTAAGACCAAGTTCTGTATTTACCTGAGACATGCTTATTGTGGTTGTTGGCAGGGCCATTATTATTCTCCTGGTTGGCTAAGCTGGGCTTGCGCCTGTTCCATAAGCTTACGTAGAATAGGATCTGCTACTCTATGTGGAAGCTCTTGCAAAGCAGCTAGTACTACATTTACTTCGTTA